CATTTTCTGTTTGTTTGGAGATTTGCGGATGGCGGGTGATTTCGGAGACCGCGCCGGTATGACCATTGCCACAAGCACCGAGGCGACGGTAGGAAGCGTCAGCATGTTCGATACAGACAGCTTCGCCATTCGCGGCATCGAGCGGTTTGACATTAACATTCACGACGTTGGAACTGCTACGGCGGCCGGTCCGGGTGTCGGGTTGATTCTGGCGGCAAGCTAAGGAGTAAAAACCAATGATTGAACAAGATGGAAATGCAGTGGTAACGATCCCGATTACCAAACTGACAGCGGCAGGGACGGCCTATGTGGCATCCTTCGATACGCGAGGGTATGACCATGCCAACATTTACTTGAATGCGTACAGCTCGTCCGCTTCGTTAAGCTCGATTGTCCTGAAGGAATCCGATACAGTGACTTCGGGTTCAAGCATGACGGCCATTAAAGCTTTTACGGGCGGGACAGCCACAAGTACTTCGGTTGGGTTTGTTATCGGGGCCGACACGTCAAACACCGGCGTAACTGGTACAGTTGAGCTTCAGGTTGACTTGCGAAAGCGCAAGCGGTATTGCGGCTTGTATGTTGTCGCTGACCAGGGCGCGACAAACTATGTCGCTGGAACGATTGTGCTAAGCCGTGCGGATGCGAGCGCAGACACGGCGACGCTGAAGGCTATCACGAATAATGATAGCACAGTGTCGGGCATCAAGACAGTTGTAACAGGCTAAACAACCTTTCACCAGATCGGGGGGCGCCTGCCCCTCGGTTTGGTGAGATTGTGAAAGGGATTGTATGAAGTTGAATTTAGGAAGCGGAACGGAACTTTTGGAAGATTACATAAACATTGACCTTAAGACAGGCCAAAAGGCATATCCTCTTGGTTATGAGGACGGGACGATAGACGAAATACGTGCCTCTCATTTGCTGGAGCATTTTTCACACAGGGATGTGTTTAATGTTTTATGCCATTGGGTATCAAAATTGAAAGAGGGCGGCATTCTGAAAATCGCCGTTCCCGATTTTTCAAAGATTGTCAAATTATACGGAGACAGGTCAGACGGAAAGTTTCCGTATTACCTGATGGGCGAGCAGGAGGATGAAAACGACTTTCATAAATCCATTTTTGATTCTGAAACACTGAAACAATTACTCGAAGCATCGGGTCTTTCGGGCATCAAGGAATGGAAATCAGAAATGCAGGATTGTGCCTCTTTACCTGTCAGTCTGAATCTTATGGGAGTCAAAAAAACAAAAGTCAAACGCAAGATATTTGCTGTTTGCTCCATGCCGAGGTTGATGTTTACGGACAATATGACATGTATCGTCAAACATCTTGCGGCACGCGGTATTGAGTTTGCCAGATCGAGCGGCGTTTTTTGGGGTCAGTGCATGACGCGACTCCTCGAAAACTATTCCAGCGGAGACATAGATTACATAATCACGCTTGATTATGACTCTTGGTTTTATTACGAGGATGTAATCAGGCTTTGTCAGCTTCTCGAAGAAAATCCCGAATACGACGCGGTAATGCCGGTTCAAATCAAGCGCGAAAATGAATCGCCGATGGTCGGGATTAAGACAAACAACACAGTAAACGGGCTTATCCCGCTTTCGTATTTTGACAACAAAGACATCGTGACTGCACAGACTGGGCATTTTGGCTTAACCGTGTTTAGAAGGTCATGCTTTGAAAAACTTAAAAAGCCGTGGTTTTTACCGAAGCCCGATCCGAACGGCTCATGGAACGAAGGCCGGGTTGATGAGGACATTTACTTTTGGCATAACTTTGAAGACTCAGGATGCAAGCTGGGTTTATCAACCGGTGTAAGAATCGGGCATTTAGAGTTGATGATTACCTACCCCGACAAGCTTGAGAACGGATGGAAGCCGATTCACATGCGCGTATCAGAATTAGAACAAGGAAATAAACCGGAGATTCTTAAATGAAGATTATAGCTATTCGCAGCGAACAGGGATTGGAAAAAGACAAAGAATATGATTTGTGCCAAATGTCGGCAGAAACAGTGATTCGAATGGGTATAGCTAAAGCGATTGAGCCGACGAACACAGTCGAAATCCCTGTTGGAAATCCAAACAAAGGCAAAAAGAAATGATTGTAACCCCTTACATATCTCCGGTTGCTCATCCGGTCAGCTTGACGGAAGCAAAGCTTCATTTGAGGGTTGACCACACCACAGACGATGAGCTTATTAAAACGCTTATCGGAGCGGCCACGGACTGGTGTGAAAAGTACGAAGGCCAGTCCTATATGATAAGGTCGTACAAGGCTTATCTTGATGCTTTTCAGGATGAAATATACCTTCCCTTTGCGCCTCTTGTCTCGGTTGATTCTGTGCAGTATTACGATACGGCGGGTGACTTGCAAACGCTGGCCTCGACGTATTATACGGTAGATACTGATTCGATACCGGGGCGTCTCTATCTGGCGTATAACCAAAGCTGGCCGTCAACCTATGCCATCCCGAAAGCGGTGATAATCACATTTACCGCAGGATACGCCACTACATTTACTTCTGTTGCGGCAACAAATGTTTCAACCGTTGGAAACGCTGTATTTTCCAATCTTGATTTAGTGCGCGTCGAAACGGATCAGGGCGACCTTCCCGCTCCTCTCGAAGTTGGAACTAATTATTATGTCGGCGATGTATCGGGGTCAACACTTCAACTTCATATAGATTCTGCCGCTATAACGGCAGTTGATATTACAGACACAGGAACGGGAGTGCATTACATCGGGTTTGGGGATAGAGGGCTTGTTCCGGGACGTGTGAAGGCTGCGATTAAGCTGATATTGGGCCCCCTGTACGAACACAGAGACCTAACAGCAGAGACATCAGTGAG